CTCTTCACGTTCAATCAGTTCCATTTCTCGATCTGCTTCATCTGTTTTTTCTGTTTCTTCAGACTCAGCTTTCAACTGTTCTGCTTTTTCCTGATCAACAATCCGCTGTGGCTTTTCAGGCTGTTTTTTGCCTACCAGCTCACCCAGGCGATCATTAATCATTGCCCAGGCCTGATCGTTCTTGCACTCGATCACATCACCGGCTGCGTAACTATCTTTCATAGTCACCATACTGGTTAATAATTTAATTTTAAACACGTTTATATCTCCTGAAATTCATTTGAGGATTAATCCTCAAATGAATGGATTAAAACCAAATTAAGCAGCAGCCATTGTGAGCTTCTTAATTGACTCAGCAACCAGCAACTTACCATCAGTGCGCTTACGCATCTTAAAGCCTACGTGACCCGAGGCAGAATACAGCTCATTAAGACGTTGCATAACAATGCCGCCGCGATCAGCAATACGATAATTACTGACATTACCAAAAGCAATCGGCGTAGTACCCGCCGCCGCACTCGGCACAGTTTCAGCAGTACGAACCGAATAACCCAGCAACATATCAGGCTGACCCGCTTGAACGGATGGCTGCCATAATGGTACGCCGTCAGTTGATTTTAATTTTCTCAACATGGCTGCGGTTGTGCTGTTAAGTAAAAACACCGATCCCTTTCGATACACTTCACGAACGGAATAAATAAGGTCAACCACCTCATCATAAGTAATTGCGTCGACTGCTGCCGCCGTTTTACCGCTGGTGGCTGTGGTTAAAATACCCGTTGGCTTTTTAACACCATTGCCATTAATAAACGCGTCTTCTTCAAGCAGGCCAAACGTTAAACCAAAGATGCGGGCTATTTCATCCTCAAGATTGATCCCGGAATCCTGCAGCAGCTCTTCAGACACCTTCATAATGCGCCCTGCCTTCCATGCCTGCAGCACACCAGAGCCAAAAACAATATCTGATTCAGGATAAGCCGCTTCCTCATCAACCCATCCTGCTGCGCCGTTATCTGCTACCAGAGGCAGGTTTTCAGTGCTGTCTGTCTGCATAACCGTTGCCAGTTGACGAACAACCACATTGTCAGTCAGTAACGCTATAAGAGTAGTTGCCCAGCTTTGAGGTACAGTAAAACCGCCTTCAGAATCAGTACCGATAGTCAACGCGGCACGAACAGAAGTACCGATTGATGCATTTCTTAAAAACTGAACAAAGTTGTTTCTATAATCATCACTTGCCAGCGGGTTGATGATGACATTAGATGCAGGGTTTTCACGAGTTGCAGGCTCAGGGATCTCACTAAGAGAATTTTCCAGGGCAACAATCTGTTCTTCTTTTTTGATTTGCTCATCAAGATTATTCAGATCGTCAGTCATTGCCTGCCACTTTTCTTCCTGTTCAGTGGTCATGCCTGTTTTTGCGTCGGTCTCGTCAACCAGTTTACGCATGTCAGCGGCCAGTTTGCCGCGCTTTTGTTGCAGTGCTACGAGCTTTGTCATAATAATTATCCTATTTAAGACATAAAAAAACCGGCCTTTAGCCGGTTGAGGGTTTAAGCGATTGCGCGGTTACGCTGGTCGCTGATAAATTTCTGAAAGTTGTTTATAAAAAGGCGTTCTCTGATTAAATACCGGCTTTGGCTGCGCATCATCAGAGTTATTGATTTGTTCAGGCACATGATCGTACACATCAAGATTAAACTGATTATCAACCGAATCGTCGTCATCACCGGCGATACTGTCAATAAAACCTTTTTCCAATGCTTCAGCAGCACTGAACCAGGTCTCATCACTCATCATCTGAATTAACTCGTCTTTATCGATCTCGGTTTTTTTGTTGTAATCATTAGCGATGGAATCATCAATCTTATCCAGCAAACCGGCAGTAGATCGCATTTCATCCGCATTGCCCAGGGCAAAAGTCCAGCCCTTATGAATCATAAAAAACGCGCCATCAGACATAATGATCTCATTAGCTGCCAGAGCCACATAAGTAGCGGCACTAGCACACAAACCATCAATATGTGCAATAACATTTGCCTTATGTGCTTTTAACGCCGTTTGTATCGCCCTGGCATCAAACACATCACCACCAGGGGAATTAATACGCAAATGAATAGTGCTAACATCAAGGGCATTTAGCTGCTTAACAAAACTTTCTGAATCAATGCCCCACCAATTGTCAATCACATCATAAAGATAAATAGTGGCCTCATCGTCATCAACATTTTTAATCTCAAAACGCTTACCCGGCGCATCAATATTATTTTTTATCAGGTTCAGTAATTTCAATCGTTTCATTATTATAATCCGGTCTGTTATCAATCGGTGCCATACTGGTTTGTAACCAGTGCTTGTCACCACCTTCACCATCGACTTTATTCATATTTTCAAGTCGTCTTAACTCATCAATACTAATAGAGCCGAGATTAAACAACGTTCTGTAAAATTCAGAACGAGCTTTTAAATCACCCCTTAGCAAGCCCTCAACATTGTGCTCAGCAAAATACACCTTTCTTTCATCTACCGTAAGCAGATCCCGGTAAATACTTTGCTCAATCCGCTTTAACCAGGGCAGCAAACTGTAAATTAAAAACTGGATAGAAAGGTTTTCAATATTGCTGAAAGTCGCGTTCTCTAAATCCCCCACCATATGAGGCGGAACACCATAAATTGATGCAATTTCATTACGCTGGAACTTTCTAGACTCTAAATATTGCGCATCTTCAGACGATAAACCCAATTGTGACCACTTAACCTCTACAGGTAAAATAGCCACCTTATGAGAATTTTTAGTCCCCTGATGATTCTGGTTGAACTTATCTTTTAATAACTTCTTTGCCGGGTCATCCAGCCTGCCCGTATAACTCAAAACACCACCAGGCGCAGCGCCATTGCTAAACAATCTGGCCCCATGCTCTTCAAGCGCCATTGACAAACCAATAGACTCACGATGCAGAGAAATCGGAGACAAACCGATCAGACCATTCGTTCCCATGCCGGTAATTCGCCACATGCGATCTTTGTTAATCGTTCTTACATCACCATTATGAACTTCATAAGTTAATTTTCCCGTACTCTTTGACCGGCCCACCTCAACATGATCAGGGTTAATCGGTACTATCTCCTGAACTCTGCCAGCGCGATCTCTTGCCACCTCATTAAACGAATTGCCGCGCAGCAATAGAGAAACCATCTGATTGCTGCCTAAATCAAACGAAGTCATTTCATCATTCGGCAAAAAATGCAGCTTTTCCTGTAAAATATTATCAGTGGCAATCTCCCGATCACCGTTCTCAAGACGCTTATACAAATTTAACGGCAAAGCCGCCCGCGTTTCTGACAAAACCCTGACACAGGAATAAACAGCCGTAACCCGAAGCGAATTATCCGGCGTTACATACTGACCTGAATTACTCGGCGCACCCAGTAAAGAATCAACCAGCTCATCACTGGGATCTTTTAATGTACTGGTCCCATTGTTAAATAATCCGCTAAGCAGGCTCATTGACCGTATCCTTTCCACGCTTTAACTCAATAACAAGCGAATAAATAACCAACAAAAAACCCACAACAATCAAAGCCAGAGGAACGCTGATCATCCACAAACCCCAGCCCATCAAAAACAGGCCAATTAATGCAATAAAATCATGTATCATAAAAACATCAAATCCTCTTCAGTGATCACTCTGTCTTCTTCATCTTCAGGCCTTAACAGCATACCGACAGCATTAAGAGTTGCAACAATCCCATCAATTCGCCCGGTCGCCTTACTTTTCGACATCTTTCTATTGCCAGCCGGATCAGTATCCGTTATTGCATTCGCAGCGCACCAGGTCATGACAGGATTATCATTACACTTACACTCAACACTCAATAATAATCGTTCAAATTCATCAACCGCTGGTCCCATATCTTTAAAACCCTGACCGTATGGCGCCAAAGGTATCTCAACCCCGTCATCATCCAGCATCTGTTTTAGATCTTCAATTCGCCAGCGGTCATAACCGATCACCTTTAAATCAAACATAGTAGACAGCTCAACAATTCGAGCACATACAACCATTTTACTGATCGCTTTGCCTGGCGTTGTTTCCAGATAACCATCTTTTTCCCAGGTCAGATAATCAACACCA